CTGTTTGTTTCTGGCCAGTGTGTTTTACCTAGAGTAACTGTCTTTGCGTATAAATACGCGTATTTTAAAGTCTTTTTATAATCTTCTAATGATTCATGTTTAAATGGAAATGTCTCTACTAAGCAACACAATTCATAAGATTCTAAAGTCTGTTCTAAACAAGGATTACCTCCCATTGATCTATGGTCTTTATTATCTTTGCCGTTTTTCATTCGAGAATATCCTCTCATATTTTCAAGCCAAGCAAATCCAGGTTCACCATTTAATGCAATTCTTTTACAAGCTTCAGAATAATCCATTCCTAACTCTGCAAATATTGAATTATTGGACGTCCAGCCATATTGATCTCTATGAGGATTGACTTCATAATTCTTTAAATCCATATACTCATCAGAATATGGGTCACCAAATACGATTTCAGCTGTGCGCCTTACGTTTCCTGCTACTACACACTTCCCGATGAGGTTCATTATGTCTACGATTGTTGTAATTGTTATTGGAGCACCAGCATTTCCATCAAGTACATTTCTTATAGTTTCATGCACTTCTTCTAATGGTTCAGGTCCACTTGACTGCCCTCCAAAACCTTTAATAGGAACTCCTGCAGGTCTTATATTAGAATAATCAAATTTGATTGCAGGTGTCCCATGAAAATAAGAATCAATTAATGCTGCAACTGATTCTACCCATCCTTCTCTTGTGTCAGGTATAATAAATACTTCAGGATCTCTTTTTTCTGTAGGTCCTTTTACCATAATTTGATCAGCACCTTTTGTATCAAAACCAACACCAACGCCTAACATTGATGCATCCATTAAAAAAGTAAACGGCTTTGATCCGTCATCTTTGATAGTTTCTGTAGACACGAATGCACAATTATTAAGTGCAGCATATAAATTTCTTTCTTCTGTTATTGGTGTTCCCATTGCCCATAAGCCACGACCTGGTGGTAAGAATTTCATATTGTAAATTCTATCATACATCTCTTGAGCAGACTTTTGAGCACGCCAAGGATTCCATCCTAATTGATGTGAATCTATCCAGTTCATTTGCATTGAATAAGCACCTTCAACAACTCTTCTAACTGTTTCCCACCATTTTTCATTTTTACCATCTTCTTTTAACCTTGAGTAGGTTCTCATATAAACTAGTTCACCTAATCCGTTAAATCCGAATGGTGGTTTTTTTCTTTTATATTTATCTATAAATGCTTGTGATAACTTAAATTTTTGTTGCATTAAAACATCTCCTAATATCTGTACAATTGTCTTTCCTAACCGCTAAGTTAAATAACGGGATATACTTAATTTGTCTCAAAATTTTTGTAATCTTTATCTTTTTTTTCTTCACCAGGCCTAAAGCTTTCGTATTTTTGAGCTAATAATTTTCTTGTGTATTCATTACCGTTGTCTTGCTTCTTTTGTTCAGCTTGACCACTAGATGATGATGAGTCATATACATCTAATTTTCCGATAGATGTATTCATTGTCAGAGGATAAGTCATTCCGTCAGGTCCAAATCTATTTTTAATTACATGTACACGGCCTGTATTTGCTATTTTATCTTCTATCTTTCTAGAAAGTGACATAACAAAATCAGCTGTCATTATTTTTGCATAAGATTCAGCGATCTTTTCTGCACCAATAACTTCATCTTCTAATGATGATCTATTTGATTGTGAAGCAGTCCAAACTGGTATTTGAAATTCACCGCTTAAACCTCTTAGGTCTTCATAAATATTTCCTAATTGATGTCTTACAGCTGCATCTGCTGATCCTACATCTCTTAATAAGTCTGCATAATCAACTAATATTAAGTCTGGTTCATGTCCCATTAACTCAATTGTTTTTAGATGAGTGTGTATAGTCTGAACTGTAGCACCTCTTGTTGGGAAATATTTTATGATTAGTTCGCCTTTACACTCATTTTTAATTGTGTCTCTAACTTCATCTTTATTATCTTTTATATTCGCAACAGGAACTCCTGAGAATATTGTTGCAAACCTCATTCCGACATAAGCTTCATTTAATTCAAGTGTATAGTGAACTACATTCTTACCTGCTCTAAGTGCGTTAACACCAAGTGCTTGCAAGAACCAACTTTTTCCAATACCAGAAGGCGCAACTACAACACCTAATTCACCTCCAGAAAGACCACCATCCATTACTTCATCTATAGGTTCCCATCCAGAAGGTACACAAGTCCTGTTTACATCTTCTAATATTTGATCAAAATTCTTTACATATTCTAAACCAATATCTCTATGTGTTCCAGCACGCATTGCATTATCTACAACACGTTTTATTTCTTCATATTGGCCTAGCTGCAATAAGTCAACAGACTTAATAATTGCAGATTTTAACATTTGATTTCTACAAAATGTTACTGTTTCATTTTTAACAAATTGTAAATCTAATGCTTCAATACTTTTTGTTACTTCTCTTAATTCGTCAACAACTGCATCTCTAAGTAATTCTGTCGTTATTTCATTTATTTTTACTTTTAAAGCTGCTAAGGTTGGCGTAACTTTGTATTCATAGTAATAATCTTTTATTGATTTTACTAACCACTGTTTTGCTTCTGTTCCCATTAATTCTGGTTGAATCATATCATAAACAGTAACAGCGAATGTGGCATCTGTCAACAGAGAAGTTATAATCTTCGTCTGAAAAACAGATCCGTATTTTGTTAAATCATCGTTTATTGGCGGCATTATTTAGTACTAATTCTAATTGGTTGAAAGACTCTTGAAGCCATACATCAGGATTTCTAATTGCATGGTCTATTGTGTCTTCTAAAAACATTTTATGAATTTTATATTTTACAAGTCTTGAAGATCCATCTCTAACTTGATCAACAATAGACAATTTTGCATTTCCAGGTATATCAACATCATGTAGTTGCATTAATCTGTAATTTCTTATCAATATGTCTTTGTGTTCAAATAATTGTGTAACATTTAAAAACTCATCTATATTAACTATTGCTTCATCAGTCAAAGATGGGAATTTTTTTCTTATTGTTTTTAACCCTAAGCCTCTTACGCCATTAATATTATCAGATTTATCACCGTCTATTATTCTATAATAAACAAAGTTTTCTGCCAATATCTCAAATTCTTCTTCGAGACGTTTTCTATCATATAAAACTTTTTTTGTTGGTGACCAAACAGAGATTCTATCATTTATTATCTGATAAAAATCTTTATCTGTACTCATAATTGTTATTCTTGAATTGTTCAATACTTGTTTTGAAATATAAGCCATTGTATCATCAGCTTCAATATTTTCCATTGTTATTACTGTAACCGGCAGACAGTCTAGATATTCAATTAAGCGTCTAAACTGTCTGCGCATGTTTTCAGCTTCACTTTCATCAGTCAAACCTTCAACCCTGTTAGGTCTTTTTAAAGGTTTTCTTCCTGCTTTGTATTCTGGAAATATTTTCTTTCTTCTTGCTGATCCACCTTTTCCATCGAAAGTTATGATAACTCTTGTTGGTGATAATGTTCTTATAGCCAAACCTATTGTCTGTAAAAATCCAACAATACCACCTATGTGTTGTCCATCTGCATTTGTAGCTGGTGATGCGGCCCACGTCCTGATAAAATTGTTTAAGCCGTCAATAATCAGGACGTGTTCGTTTAAGCCACTTTCAGTAGAAACTTGCTTCCCGATATCAGATAATATTTCTCTGTATCTTTTACGCAAGATCACCATCCACAACTTCGTCTGTAAACTCGACATCATCAATGCCTCGTTTATCTTCGTAAGTCAGAATGCTAGCTTCGCATATTTTATCATATAGATATTCTTTTAAGCCTTCATTTGCCTCAAGCTTCTCTTTAAAGTCTTTTGATAAAAACTTTATAGGCTTGCCGTTATAGTCAATTGTATACCAGGCACCTGCTGTTTGTGCAATTTTAAGATTCTTTAATTGCGTCAACCAACCGCCTTCATCATCAATACCTCTATCAAAATACATTTCATAGTCTGAAGTCCTTAACGGAGGTCCGATTCTGTTTTTAACTATTTTTGCGCGACATTTATGTCCAATTACATTGCCTTCTTTGTCTTTAATCATTCCCATATTTGATAACCTGATACGTGTTGAAGCATGAAATGGCAAAGCCAGTCCACCACTTGTTGTATACGGATCACCAAACATAACGCCCATCTTCTGTCGTAATTGATTAGTAAACACTAAACTTATTTTGTGTCTTCCAATCATTTGTGTAATCTTTCTCATAGCCTTAGAGATAATAATAGCTTTTGAAGTAGCCCATCCATCTTTATCATAATCAGACGACATTTCAACTTTAGTAGAAGCAGCTGCAAGACTATCAACCAAAATGGTTACATGTTTGTCTTTGTTAGTTTCTCTTACTTTAGTTACAATGTCTTCAATTCCTTGAAATATATCTTCAACAGTTTCCATATGAAGATACAGGATATTCTGTGTATCAGCACCTATTGCATCTAAAAACTCCTTGCTTACTGAAGTTTCAGTATCAATATAGATTCCAATACCACCTTTTTTCTGTGTCTCAGCAAGAATATGTGCACCAAGCAATGATTTTCCGGAAGCTTGAAGACCATTAATCTCCGTTATTCTTCCCACTGCTATTCCACCATTTGGTCGGTTTGATATTGCTAAGTCAAGCAAAGATGATCCTGTAGATATAAAGTCATTTATGTCTGTTGGTGTATCATCAGATCCATCTAAGAAAAAAGCAACTTTTTGGCCTTTTATCTTAGAGTTTAGACTCGCTGCTAGCTCGCTAGCAAGGACATCACGTCTCTCGCTCATAACTTTCTCCTATTCTTATGAATTAAATAGATCGTCAAAAGCAGCTGATACATCTTCTGTGGCTGCTGGCTTTTTTACATCCTTTGCAGGATCAGTGACTTCTAATTCGTCATCACCTTCTTGGCTTAGCCAACCTTCAAGAGCCTTCTGAAGATCATCATATTCCATCTCTCTGTAGATGTCTGTGATATTCTTCTGAGTATCTTTTATAGTGCCCAACACATCAGCATTTTCTGTCATTGGTGTTTGATTCGGTTTAACACGAATCGTGGTCATTGGGAAAGAACGTCCTGTCTCTTCGCTTGTCTTAAATTCTACCACGATATCACGACCATTTACTGGGTCTGTAATATCACCGTAGTCAGGATCAGCGATTACAGAAAGTAGTTCTTGATAGACCATTTTACCGAAGCCCCAGAATTTTACGCCTTCATTCTCTTCACCTCTTACAATAACAGGTGCAAAAGTACGCATCTTAGCTTCGATCTTTTTACCTAGCTTGTAGTCTTCTTTATTACCAGAAGTTTTTAGCTTGGTAGCAAATTCCTCAATTGGGTCTGGTCTTCCAAATGAGATAGGTGAAAGATAATTCTTTTCGCCCATATCATAGTGAAAATACAACTCAATAAACGGATTGTCCTTATTAAATTTATAAGGTACAATTCTTATTTGAGTTTTACCAGGAGAGGGTTTCCAAAGATTTGATGTTCTTTGGTTTGATGTTTGTAGTTCAGATAACCTTGATTTTATTACGGATAAATCCATTATCATTACTCCTTAGTTTATTTGTTATTAGTTAATCCTTTAATATATATAAAGCTAAAATCTCAAAAGTTAGTTTTATATATATTATTTTTAATTTATTTTTTAATTTTTGTTTTAGCTTTTTTATCTTTTACTAAATCTAATTTTTTTAAAAATTCTTCTTGAGTTTTTCTAAAAGAACCTTTCTTAGGTGGCCATTGAAATTTTATCATTACATTTCTTCGTAGCCAAATCCGCCACCTTCTTGATTTTCTCTATCGTTTGCAGCTGGAAATGGGAAGTAGTTTCCACCTTTGATTTCAATTTTTCCAGTCTTATTGTCAATTTGAATTTCTTTTTTTGCAGCTACATCTTGCAAGTCAATCCAATCATCATACTTTGGTTCCCATCTTGCAGTGCCACCTTTATTTGTCCAATAGTACATTCCTGTAGAACCAGACCATCCTCTGTAAAGTGATTTCATCTCATTCTCAATTTTTGCTACTTTTTGCTGGTCTTCAGGTGTTATATTGCTACTGCCTGCTGTAGGAATACCACCGACTTTTTTAATTTTGTCTGAGTATGCTTTTGCTATTTTCATTATTTCTGGTGCAGGTGATTTTCTGGTCCATACTTTTAACATATTATTCTTTTTTATCCAATCAACATCTATCTCATCAGGCTCAGCATTAAATCTAATCTTTTTAGACATTGCTATTTGTTCAGGTGATGCTTCTTCTTTTAGAACTTGTCTTTTAAAATAGCTCTCTTGAATCTTTTTAAAAGAACCTTTTTTAGGTTTCCATTGAAATTTTTTCATTACATACTCCAGCTTATATAAGAATAATTATCTCTTAAATGTCTTTTTGATATAATCTATTATGTCGTGCTCCGGCTGCCATCCTAAAATCTCCTGAGCTTTTGTATCAACGTTTAATGTTTCTCTCATCTCTCCAGGATAAGCAGGTAAATATTCAACATCCATCTCTCCGAATGCATCTACTAATTGATTTATAGAATAATTTACACCTCTTCCTAATTCGAATATCTCACCTGCAACTTCATCAGGTAAATCTTCACATAGTCTGTAACCGCATCTCATGAGTCCTTGCACAATATCTTGAACATGCGTAAAGTCTCTTCTCTGTTCTCCATCACCTGTAACTGTGAGTGGTTGATTGTTTTTCCACTGTCTCTCAAAAATACCTAAGACGTTACAATAGTCACCTTCAGTAGCTTGATGAGGGCCATAAACGTTATAAAATCTGCATATAGCAACACGTTGATTAAATACTTTATAATATAATTTACATATTTGCTCACCTTGCCACTTCGTAAAAGTGTATGGGTTTGCGTGTAAATCACCGTGCGCTGATGAAGAACCAGCATACACAACTGGTATATTTTTTCTTCTTGCATATTCTAAAATATTCTGAGTTCCTAACACATTTGCTTCAAATGATGCTTGTGGATCTTTAAATGAAGGCTGTATTCTTGCACGTGCACCAATATGAAAAATTAAGTCTGCATCTGCTAAAAAATACTCATAATCTTTTACTTCTGACAAATCTGCTTCAAAATACATACAGCCTTCTTGTTCATTTGATTTTTGTCCTGTATTATAGTTGTCTATTGATACAACTTCGTGATGTTCATTTTTTACTAGTTCTTTTATTAAATTTGTGCCTATAAATCCTGCACCTCCTGTAACAATTATTCTCATACCGAGCCACCTATACATTTATTATTTTAAATAACTTTGTCCTCACAACATTTAGTCCTTGATCGTTCGTTAGCAGCAAACTATTTCTGTATTGCGGCCAATCAAGTGAAAATTTCTTATCTAATACACCATTATTATCTTTTCTTATTGCTTCATTTAATGCATTAATTGTGTATAGTGTATTTGTCTCTTTTTTTCTATGAATTGCCATAGTCTTAGAATTTTGCACAAAATCTTCTGTTTTTTCAACATTGTAAGTACAAATTAAAGACTCTGGCTGTTCCATATTTTCAAAAACATATATTTTATCAAAAACTATTGAAGCTCCTAAATTAATTAGCTCAATACTGTCATCAAGTTCTCTTTTAGAACAAAAAGTACATAATAATTGTGTTTTCATTATACTAACCCCTTTACTCGTGGATCTGTGTTTTCTGGTAGTTCTGTAAACCATCGAACATCTTCGTGTTCTAAACTTTTCTTTGGCAAAATAGCCATTTTCATATTGCTTTCATAAATATAGAAATTGCCACCTCTTGAGTTCTTTAATGTGGCTTTTAATTCTACTGGACCATTAATATGTGATCCACCTTTTGTTACTAATATAGAAGTTTCTTCAATTGTTTCTCTGCAAGCAGCGTCAATAGGACTTTCACCGAGCTCCACTTTACCCTTTGGAATCCCCCATTTTACTTTATCTTTGCATAACACAATACCGGCAACTGGATCTCTTAATATTATTCCAGCTGTATCCATAACTTTTTGTTCCATCAATATGTCCTTTAATTTTATCATTTCTATGAATATTTCTTAATCATTTTTTCTGCAGGATTATCATGCTTTAATTCAGAAGAGTATCTGTTTGATGGATATGTATGTCCTGTATCTTTTGAGCATTGATAGCCTTTGTCTGGTGTAAATCCTACATATGAAAGATTATTGATTCCATCTGACTCAATTATTTCAATAACTGGTTGTCCATCTTTTACTTTTTGTTTATAATCTGAATTTGCAAAAGCTTGTTTTTTCATTCCTGCCTCAGGATGATTAGAGACAGCACCTGCTACAAATTGACTCATATGATACAACATCATTCTTTTCTTTAATTTTTCTCTTCCTTCACCTTTTTCTACACATTCTTCATCGAGTCTATTTATCTGAGTTTCTACTGAAGCTTCAATCCTTGCCATTGTATCAGCTTTTAGTTCACTACCTTCTAATTCAGGATAATATTCAAAAAACGTATTCCAAATATCTTCTTCACTATTATCATAATATTCATCTGTCATTTTAACTTTGTCTGCAGGTTTTTCACTGCCAAAAAGATCTGAGTAATAAGCCAAAACATTATCGACTACAGATTTTGTATCACTAACCTTCTTTCCTTTTACAGTTATGTCCCTGTCTAGCTTTCCATAAATTGTATTCAAATGTTTTTCTGGGAGTGCAGATGCACCTCCACCATCATATTTTACTGATGTTCCTTTTATTGTTTTATATTCTACACCAGAACCTTCTCCATCTACAGTTACATTTGTAGGATTTGGAACACCATCCTCTAAAGGTATAACATCACTTGTCTTAAAATTACCAGATGCAGGAACCAATGTCTCTCTACCATTAGCTAAGTGCCTCATTACTTCGACTGATTCTGCAAGGTATGCTGTCATATTGACAAACTCATTTGGTTCTCCGTTTGGACCTTTTAGTTTTGTTTGTCTTAATAATTCAAGTAATAGTTCTGTTCTCTTTTTAGGATCTTTTTCTTCTTTAATTTGTGCTATTATTTCTTTGCAGTTGTTTATTACAGAAATATTGTGTTGATCTTCTTTGTCAATATAAGGTAACATTTTATCAAACATTTTTTCAATATCATCAGCAACTCTGGTTATTCCTTCCTCTCTTCCTTCTTGTGTAGAAGTATCACCTATGTCAACAAATTCTATTTCACCGTCTTGTATATTTTCTAATTTTAATTTCATTAATTCATAATCATCAGAGTCAGGATCTGCAACAAGTCTTATTTTTCTATCACCAACAGTAATTTCTTTTACTATTCTGCCTTCTTTATCATCTGGTATTGTTGTCACAGTCCCTGTTACTCTAGCTTCTGTTGTTTGCTGAATTGACATAGCTGTCCTGCTTATTGCACCAGGTCTAACAGGAACTTTTACACCTGCCTTGTCTAAGATGTCTAGCATGTTCTTTTGTTTTACAGTTGGCGTCCTGCTTCCAGTCATTTTTTTATGCTTTTCACCAACATAAATCTTTCCGACATTTTCTTTATCACCTTGTAAATACAGTGGCTGTGTTAAATTTAAATCTTTTACTAATTTTTCTGCTAGCTTTTGTGCTCCTTCAGTATCACCTTTTGCTAACAGTTCTTCTATTTCATCTGTTGCTTGTATGATTTGTTTTTGAACATGGTTCTTTACATCTGCCTGGTTATTTAAGTCTACTTCAGAGCCGTCATCTTTTTTTGTAAAAGATCTTTCTGAGTCTGTCTGTAAATCTGTTGATGTTAACTTTTGAGGATTATCTTTTTGTTTTTCCTTTTCTTTTTCTTTTTCAATTGCAACTAATTTTCCACCAACATTTTTATGTGTTATACCATCTTCATTTTCTTTACCATAACCTTTTCCTTTCCACACAAGTCCCATCTCTTTGGCTTTTTCTTTTTCTTCATCTCCCAAAGGAGGCTCTTTATCTGTGTCTGCTTCAAATAAAACTAAACTTACCAGATCGTGATCTAGAAATTTTTCAAATTCTTCTTTTAATAGATATAAGTGATATGGGTCTTTTACATCGACCATTCCGTTTGATGTCTTATAAGATACTGTATTTACGACATCATTTATAACTTTACTTATATTCATTTATCCTCTCCGTTATGTCTTGCATTGAACCATAATCTAGTCCAGCTTTTACCTTGACTGGGTACTTATCGTCTTCCAAAATTTTCTTTATCTGGAGTACCGTTTTAAAGCCCTCTGTCCTATCTAAATCGAACAGGAAACTATCGTACGTATATAACATCATGCGTGTTGTACGTCCTTCAAGATATTTATTAATCTTTTTAATTGTCTCAATATTACTCTCTGTTTCGTACGATTGTATAAAGTAATTTAGTACTTTATTCTTGTTCGGATCAGAAATCTGATCAGAGACAAATTGTCTTCTATAAATATGAGATTTAAACGATTTATTGCTGTTGAAAATCTTCCACAATGCATCTGACATCTTTTCAATTGTGTAAAAGAATGGATTTTCTTTTTCAGTTACTGATACATTTCCATATAATATTTGCCATGAAACTTTCTTAGATTCTTCATAAGTTGTTTTATAAACAGTGTCTGCAAGGTGTTGATGTAAAGACTTGTCGAATGGTACATCAAATTTTAACATCTCTGCTAGAAGCCTGAGGTGATAAGCATCATAATCAAACTCTACTAACATTCCCTTATCAAACCTACTAACTATATTATTTCTTGTATTATCATTCTTGTTTAGTGCACCAAAATTAACTCCTCTAAAAGTATTTGAAGGACGCCCTGTGGCTGTGAACATATTATAATTAGGGTAGCCGTAACCGTTTCTGAATACTGTTCCAAAAGAATTTGGTATTATTTTCATTCCAGAGTTTTCAAATTTTGCAAATTCATATAGGGCTTTATTATATTTTATAAATGTCTTGTCTATCTTTTCTGGTAGACTATCTATTATTATGTTTAATCTTTCATGTGCGTATTCTAAGACTTTTACTATTGGCACAATTTTATTAGACTTCCTAAGCGCAAAACTGTTTTCATATATTTTGTTAAAGACCTGAGGTTCTTGTATTTGCTCATGTGTTATATTATCTAAATAGTCTGACATTATAACATCATATCCATTTGTCATTTTAGTCAGGTGGTAAAATTCTTTTACATTATCAACCCAAAATCTCTTTACACAAGAAAGCTCTTTAATATCTAAACCTTTAGAAAAAGATTCACTGTGGTCATATATTATGTCGACTATTCTTCCGTCTACGAATAAAGATGCTGCAATTACACTCGATTCTGCAGGATGATTTCTATTATCATCTCGTACAAAAACAGCAGGCAGAGATTTCCCGGCAATCTTTTGTAATAAGTCTTCATAACTTGAGCTTGTTTCTATAACCATTTATACTTATATATATAGAGTTATGCTAGGAAAGTGGCATTTTTTTATAGAATGATACTTTTAACTTTTTATAACCTATATTTAGATTCTCTAAAAACACCGAAAATAGGAGAAGGACAATGAGGAAACTGGCATTTTTAATGCTAATGGGCTTGGTGACAGCCCAAAACTTTTCATCAGAAAATGAAGGGAGTCATCCACCCATACCAAAAAAAGAGTTCAACTTAAACTCACACGAATTACCAATTGTTAATAGTATTAATGCCACTGGTATAATTCATGTTGAATTTGAAGTTGACGAAGAAGGTCATGTACATGACGCGGTTATTTCAGATACTTTTAACACTGCTTATAATGATATAGTTTTAAATAAAATAAATGAAACAGCATATCATCCTGCACGACAAAACGGTCGCCCTGTAAGAGTTCGTTACAAACTTCCAATTAAGATCAAAGA